GATAAACAAAGAGTTCACATACTCGTAGAAAACAAATATGACATGATAAACATGATTTAGGTCAAGAGTGACCCAGAGAGAAGAAGATTGATCGCCAAAAGAGCGATCTCTTCGTGGTCCATCCCCGAGGGGACTTCCCAGAACCGTACACAACTTCGAGCCATCGACGTTGATCCTTGGAAAACCAGCCTTCCGAAGGACACTCAAAGCAGGTTTGGAAGTATTCCATAAATCGTGAGAACTCTCGGTCCCACATGGCTCCTCCAATCCACAGTCCTACTAAGCGAGAGAGAGATATCTCAACGCTACGTACCGAAGATTCGGGATACAGTGCCAACTTGAACCATTCAACCGTTTCACGGTGTGGTCTTCCATCGCGGTAGGTGGTACCTAACAGCTTAAACTGATTAGGATCGACTGAGACTTCGCATTTCTCAGGTTTCAACACCATTTCCACAACGTCGGCATCAATCTGGGCGGTTTCGAGATCAAACTCGTCACCTGTCCGGAAAGCACTGTCGTCACCAAGAACTCTCAGATTCCGTATTTCACAGTTCTGACAGTCAGTCAGGTAGCAGATCAGAATGTAGTTGACGACTGAATCAACCATCTGCGTGAACCAAGATCCGGAGGGGACACCACGGTGTTTGCGAAACATACGGCCATCTGGCATCAACATTGGAGTGTTGATAAAATACCAAACCATACCATCCCAAACATTACGCCACTTTTGCGCATCCTTTTTGCTTACTTTACTCCCGTTCCACACGGAAAAGTCGATATTCTGTCGAAGTATATCGAAAGCAACGCGGATTAGCCAAGATGGCACCTTTGTGTCAAAAGAAGAGAAGTCTAACCCATACAACTTCTCACCCTCTCGAAGGCCACAAGTCCACTCGGTGTACAACCGTTGTGAACTCTTCCCGTTGAGCATCGGTGAATGTGGATCCGCCATGTAGGCGTGGTACATCCTCGGGGCGTACTGCCCTTCTATCACCAACATTTCAGCAGGGTAAACCCAAACTAATCTGGTCTTTGGGTCGGAAGCTTCTGACATGCCTCCTCTTTGACCAGCAAGACAAGGAGGGAACCTCATCTTGGAAGGATCGAAACGTTGTGTCCCGTCCTGCTTCATACGATGACCAAGCCATCGAGCCTCGTGATAGATTTCTTCCATCACGTCACCTTTTCTGCTACCCATAAAGGTGACACCTGCAGACGTATCACGTCTCAGATATTGCCCGATCTCGTGCCAATCCAGCGGCTCCTGTTTCCACGGGAGTTTGAACGCCTTCTTAGCCTTCGAGATTGCTTTTATCATCGCTCGCCGTTGTACACGGTTTAGCGAGTTAAACGAACCAGAGTTACCGGAGAACTTCTTTAGTGCCGTGTACATCCCCACCGTACCAGTGGGGCGACGCGTGAAACCGTAGATTTCTTCGTATCGATCGCGCGAAAATGTTTTTAGTGCATGACGCACCCAGGGATCCGTGTTACTGGCACCTGAATATGTGGAGTAGCCGCCGTATCTGGCTATCTCCGAAAGATTTTGTGACTTAAAGTCTGCTTCGATGACATCGTAGCTGGCACCCCTCGTCCGGTTGGACCGGAAGAGGAGGGAGTCGTCCACTAAAGGGGACTCGTCTACGTGGGCTACATCTAGCAGGGTGGGGTCGGAACTCTCAAAAGTCATGAGTTGGTCCCGAAAGGAAGGAGGCTTAAACCCGTGAAAC